AATCTAACTGACCTTTGTATGATGTCTATGTGTTCCGACTTTATCATTGCCAACTCCTCTTTCTCTTGGTGGGGTTCATGGTTATCAGAAAATCCAGACAAGAGAATCATCGCACCGAAGAAGTGGTTTGGTACTGGATACACCAAAGACCACGATACATCTGACCTATACTGCAGCAACTGGGAGGTAATTTAAATGGCAGATCCAACACATCACAACGGATATGAGATTCAAAAAGTGGGTAAATTCGATCTAACAAAATGCACATTTATCATTCCTTTGAGGATTGATACTGATGATAGGATGAGGAACATCATAACTGTTCTTACATATCTACTACGTAACTTTGATACTAATGTAATCATCAAAGAGTTTGATAAAGAATCAGTTTATGATAGTCAAATTGTACCTCAGTTAGAACAGATACTTAGTGGTAAAGAGTTGCGTTGTATTGACCATCAGTTTGAACAGACTGAGGAACATGCTTTCCATAGAACAAGACTTCTCAACGACATGTTATGGCAGGTCAAGACACCTGTAACTGTGAACTATGATGCAGATATTATACTACCAATTGATAGTTATATTCTTGCACAGAATCTAATTGTCAATGGTAATGATACTGTTGAGGGTTCCCCTAAAGCAGATGTAGTTTATCCTTATGGGTTTGGTAATTATCAGATGCAAGTTACAGTAGATGATGCTGGAGCAAGTAACTTCCTCGCTTCTAACTTTAACTTCCAAGCGTTAGGTAATATGAGAAGGTGGGATGCTAAGTTTGGGTTTGTTCAGTTCTTTAATACAGAATCATATAAGAAGTGGGGTGGAGAGAATGAAGGATTTATTGCATATGGATATGAGGATGATGAAAGATATCATAGGTTCAATCAGATAGGAGAAGTTGCTAGAATAGATGATCTTATCTTCCATCTGGAACATAAGAGAACTTCTAATTCTTGGTTCAATAATCCACATTGTGAGGACAATAAAAAGTTATGGGAGTTATTGAAGTTCAAAGATGCTGAAAAATTGAAAGATTATTATGCAAATGTTGATTACATAAAGGCTCGTAATGGACAAGAACAAGTCAGCGTATAAACTAGAAGGTCTTCCTAAAGTATTATGGATCAACCTTGATAGGTTTCCAGATCGTAAGAAGTATATGGAAGACCAGTTTGATTACTGGGATATAAAAGACCACCATCGTATCACAGGTATAGATGGTGGAGAGTTTGAGTCATACCTCAAGGGAACAGTACCACCACAAATGAATGATGGTGAGTGTGCTTGTGTTATGACTCATCTTAATGCCATAAAATATTTTGTTGAGGAAACTGACCTCGATGAAGTTATGATTATGGAAGATGATGTAGATCTATCTACAGCAAAGCATTGGGATTTTAAGTGGAAGGATGTAAGAAGAAAGGTTCCTATCAACTTTGATGCCTTACAACTTACTATAATAAATCCTAATGGTATTACATTGAAGTTACACCATAGGTTTATCAATGACTTTTCTGCTGCTTGCTATGTTATTACTCGTCATCATGCAACTAAGCTCCTCAAGTTACATCAAAGAGGATCGCAGTGGAAGATCGATCAAAACATCAGACCGAGAGCAGTCTCGGAAGACTTGATACTTGACAGTGGCAAGTCATACTCTACTCCTTTGTTCAATTATAGGTTGGACATGGGATCTGCTATACATGAAGAGCATATTGATATCTTTCATAAAGGAAGTAACAATGCTCTAGTAGATTTCTGGAGAGAACAAGGTGCTGATCTAAAGATAGAAGAGATCATGCAACTTGACGAGTATTGTGGTAGAATACCACCACAAGTGTACATCAACCAAGGCTTACAACAAAAAACTAATGACTGAAGACATAGACAAGTTGTGTACTAACAACGCATCAACAAATGTATTTAATTCTTTTCTAGAACAACAAGAAGCAAAAGTTATTCTACCTGATGAGGATAGACAAAGACCTTTCACTGAGATGGAAGACATAGGTGCTATTGGTTTGTTTGAAAACTTTGTACCTTGGGAGTTCTGTGATGAGATTGTAGATTCATATGAGTTCTGGTATAACAAGAAGTTTATTCTTGGTGAAGAAGCAGCAACTAATATGAATAGTAAGTTCAAGATGCAACACATGCAAGATGGTGAACAACAATTTGAAGGACATGGTGGTACACTTAGAAGAAAAGATAGAGCATTATATCTTGAACTTGCAGATACTAATCTTGCATGTACTGTCAACAATTATATCGGACAAGCATTTCAAATATATCAACAGAAATATCCTGGTATTCTAGGTGACTCTGCTGATCCTGTGTCATCATGGACATGTAAAGTACAGAAGACAGATCCTGGTGGTGGATATCATCAGTGGCATTCTGAAAATGGTTGCTACATGTATAGAGATAGAGTGCTTACATGGATGCTTTATCTAAATGATATTCCATTTACATCAGGTGGTGCTACAGATTTCTTCCATCAGAAGAGATCATTCCAACCAAAAAAAGGAACCATAGTATTATGGCCAGCAACATTTACTCATGTACATAGAGGATCTTTCTTGACAGGTGATAGGTCTAAGTACATTGCTACTGGTTGGTTCTCTCGTGAGCCAGGTCAGGTTACCAACAGAGTTATTGGTGAGAAGATGGGTAAGTATACACCAACAGCAAGAGAAGAGTTCAAAGGACCACCATCTCTTGCATGATAATCTTTACAACTAACGTCAACGCATACGATAACATCCCTAATCATTATTATGATAAGGATGTTAAGTATGTGATGTTCTATGATAAACCAATACGACAGAAAGGACCGTGGGAGTTCATACAGGTAGAGGAACCACCAACACATCTTCTTCTAACAGATTCTATACACAAGGCATATAAAACTCGTACATTATCACATCTATATTTTGATGAACCACATGTGTGGATAGATGGTTGTTATACTATGACAGAACAGTTCGTAAAGAACTCGAAAGAATTTTTAGAGAAGGACGAGATAACATTGATGCATCATCCTGATAAGAGGACGTTGCTACAGGAGATACTAAAACTATATCGGTGTGGATTTGTACCAGAAGATAGACTTATAAAATTCTGTGTAGATGTAGCAGAGACTGGTATGAAACCATCGTTCTTTGATCACACTATCAACTGTTGTATATGGAGACACAATACACCTAAGGTAAGAGAATGGAATGAACAGTATTGGTATTGGTATGAACACTATGGATTGTTTCATGGATGCCAGATCACCAGTGCTATTGCTGAGTACATTGTGTATGGTAACATAACAGCAAGAGCTCCTTTGCAGGTAGATCTAAGCACCAGTTCAAGAGCAAAAGATTATGAAGACTCATACATATTCACTACAAATGATGATGAAGAAAATTTTGTAAGGAAAGTAAGGAAGATATTAACAGCAGCACTGTGATAATATATACATGCCTGACTAATGATTACATAGACCTACATTGTGACTTACCTGAAGGTCCATTGTATGTTGTCTTTGGTATACAAGATCCACCTAAACCTTGGGTGGGTGGTCCTATACAAGACTTAGGTTGTCCTATTAGATCATCAAGAGTACCTAAAATAAAATCTCCATTCTGTCAACCTAATGTATATGTTGATGCATCTAAATTACATACTATAAATGAGGACTTTATAAAACTAAGTGAAGATATACTATCTAAGGATGACCTCTTTATCATGCAGCATCCTCATCAGCATTCTTACTTAGAAGAATGTGCAGAGTACATTTGTAGAGGATTATGTACTGAGGAGGAAGTGATTCGTATCACAGAAGAGGCAAGTGCTGCTGGATATAATTTCTCCAAATATTTTTCTCCTTTATGCACTGTGTTGTGGAGGAAGGGTACTGAACATGAATTGAATGAGGCATGGTGGAAGTGGTATGAAGTAGGTGGTAAGAGAGATCAGTTAGCATTCTCTATAGCACTACAACAAACCAATACAAAATATACCTATGATTATTCTAGAGATGTGATAAACATATGGTCTGATGCAAATCCTTTTGGGGAGTGGTGGAAGAATAAGGGTGGTAAGTATGGTGGGAAGGAAGTAGATCCTATATCTACTGTTGATAAATTATCTAAGATAACAAAGTTGAATAAGAAATTTAGATACCGTGCTGCAATACTAAGAGAACCTGATCAAGATCCTGTATGGATGTTTGGTGATAGAAGTGATTACTTTAGAAAGAATTATCCACATTTAGAAATGATTAGTGGTACATATAAGGGGTGGAGATGATTATATACTCATGTATTACTAATGGATATGATGTAATACCTGATCATTATTATGATCCTAATGTGAGATATGTTATGTTCCATGATGGAACCGTGGAACAGAGAGGAGCATGGGAGTTTATAAAATTGGATGTAGATATAGAATGTCCTAGAAGATTATCTGCATACCCAAAGATAAATCCACACAAATATTTTGACAAGGGTGAGGATACTGTGTGGATAGATGGTTGTTATAAGATGACAAAGGAGTTTGTTGAGTTAGCAAAGAAGAGATTTCCATTTACTATACTAAGACATCCAGATAGGTTTTCTTATTATGATGAGATGTTAGAAGGATTTGAATGTTCTTTCTTTGGGTTTGATAAAGGTATAGAACTAACAAAAATATTATATGAAGATGGGTATAACTTTAGAGAATATAGAAGTCCACTTGGAACTATAATCTATAGGACAATCAATGAAGACACTATTATGTTTGGTGATTCATGGTGGCATTACTTTGAGGTTGGTGTCAATAGAGATCAGGTATCATTTGATGCAGCATTACAAATGAACAATCTAAATCCTGAGGTTGTAGAGAATAGATATGATTGTGGTGTTGCACTAGGATATTATAATAAAGTAGGTCGAAAAGGTAAGCATCCTTGTAGAGGAGAACAAGAACAGTGGAAGTATAGAAGTGAGTTTGTAAATGCTATGAGATCTTATGTTGGTATGTCAAAAATGTATGCCAAGCATAATCATAAGTTTATGAGGAGTGCTCAATGATAATATACACATGCATTACAAATGGTTATGATACTATACCGAATCATTACTATGATTCAGAAGTACAGTATGTGTGCTTCACTGACGGTACAGTTGATGTTCCTTCACCGTGGGAAGAGAGATCAATACCTATTGAGCATGAATGTCCTCGTAGATTATCTGCTTATGCAAAAATAAATCCACACAAATTATTTCCAGATGGATCACAAACTGTATGGCTAGATGGTTGTTATGTGATGACTAAAGAGTATGTTGAATGGTGTAAGAATATCTTTACTAAACATAAACGTACTCACATGAGACATTTCTTCAAGTTCACTTATATTGAGGAAGTGATGGAAGGTTATGTAGCATCTTTCAATACATGGGAAGATGTTATGGAGATAACTAATACCCTCAAGGAACTAGGATATAATTTCAAGGAGTATTGTAGTCCTGTATTGGCATCTATATGGAGGACAGTAGAACCAGAGATGTATGAGTTCCATGATTTGTGGTGGAAGTATTCATTGATAGGACCGAACAGAGATCAGATCTCTTTTGATACTGCAAGACAACTTACAAAGTTGGAGTGGAACGTACATGAACCAAAGAATAAAGGGGTGTGGCCAGAGGTAGGTATTGATTTTGAGAATAAGATGTCTAGAAATAAATTACATCCACAGGCAGGTCACTTGGAGCAATATAAAAATACAAAACCATTGCTTGAGGAGTTGCAAAAGGTAACAAGACTTGTCTACAGACTCAATTACAGACATAAGTTTGACAAATATATCCAGACCAATGTTATAAGTCCTACCCTACCAAGAACTACTTGACAAAAGTGTGAAGTTTTGTTATAATAAATAAATCGGATGAGGGTTTCCTCATTTTTATCATCCCCCTAACCAAGACCAAGGGGTTA